GCGGCGGCGTTGAAATAACCGCCGCCGCTGACGGCCGCGCCGCTGTCGGCGCTGGTGTAGTGCCAAAGGGTGAAACCGTTGGCATAGGCCAGGACCGACAGATCCTTGCTGTGAAAGGCCATGGGTCGGAACTCCATATGTTCATGAAATGTTCTCTTTGGGGCGATGCCCGAGCGATCAGGATTCCAGGCAGCGCATGGACACGACGCCCGCCGGGTCGATCAGCTTGGCGCCCTGGCTCATCATGTTGTTGACGAAGTGCGAGGCGCGATCACCGTGCCACGACACATCGGTCGCAACTTCCGACCCGATGGCATGGCCGACGGCGGTCTTGTGGTACCAGTAGCAAAACCGCACCCCGCCCGAAGCGGTCAGGCCGGAATGGGGCATCCACAAAGTACCCAGCCACTTCTTGGCCTGGGTGCCTTTCCACGGCAGGTCATCCTCGCCCACGTAATCGGCGTTGGAGAACTCGGGGATGGCGAGCAGCTCGGACCACTGTTTCCAGCCCACCACGGCATGGCGGTCGCCGTCGTCGGGCACGTCGGCCTCGCCCAGCATTTCGAAGGCGGCCAGCACCTTTTCCTTGGTCAATCCGGTGGTGCCGTCCTGGGCGTAGTTGGTGGAGGCGTCGAACTCGTTGATGATCAGCTCGTCGGTCTTGCGGCCCAGGGCGTAGGCCCCGGCCTTCACCAGCACCTGGCGTTCGTCGATGTTGGTTTTCAACTCGTCCAGCCGGTCCACCCAGTCGCCGGCGTAGTAGTCGTAGAGCTGGCACTCGACCGGCGTGTGGTCGAGGTTCATGACCGGCACCTTGCCGTGCCGCGCCTTGGTCGAGGCCGTACCCTTGCCGACCTTCTGGAACACGGTGGAAGAACCTTTGACGTCGTTCTTGGTGCGCACGGTGTTGCGCAGCTTGGACCCCATCTGCTGAAAGGCGAGGTGAACGTCGGCCTGGAAATGCTTCACGAAGGACTTGTCGATCTGAACGGACATGGTTGCGTGGTCCTTGGGTTGTGATGGGTGAAGAGAGGCGACGGGGGGATATATTTGGAGGCTCCGCCTCCAAGCCCCCGCTGGGTGGCGCGGCCACCCAGACCCGCGGTTCCTTGGGCTAGGAGGTGCTCAGCCGCGCGCAGCGCACACCAATTCCACCGTTGGGAGTTGATGCGCTGCGCGCCGCTGAAGGCACACTCTTACTGAACAAAACAAAGAGGGGTTTGGGGAGATCGTCCCCAAGCGGGTCCGGGCGGCAGCCCGGCTATCGCGCCCGCTCGGGATTTGCCCTAGGCCCCTGGATAGAGGCGCTTGAAGCCCTCCGCGACCTTGCGCACCGTGGCGGGGTCGCGCTCGCGCCAGTATTTCGGGTCGCGCATCAGCGCCTTGACGGCGTCTTCGTCGGTGGGGCCGCCTGTGCTTTTGTCCAGGCCACCCAGGCCCGGCTCGCCGGATTGCATCATGCGGAACAGGGCCAGCACGCCGTCCGCCGTGCCCGCCAGGGCGGACAGCACATCGGCGGGCAGGTTGGCCTTGCCCCAGGCCTGAAGCTGACGGCTGATCTCGGCCCAGCGTTCCTCGCCGCCGAAGTGATCGATCAGGAGGGCGAGTTCGCGGTCGCCGTCCATGTCGGCGGCCATGGTTTCCAGCACGGGAATGACATGTTCGGCGGCCAGATCGTAAACGACCTGCACCTGTTCGGGCGTGAACCCGGCGGCGTGGAGGCGGCTGTTGACGGCGGGGTCGGCCTGAAGCAGCGCGTGCGGCGCGGCGACCTGGTAGCCGTCGGGGCTGTCGGGGACGCCTAGCGCCGAGAAAAAGGCGCGTCGGGTTTGGTCGTCGGCCTCGGGACCGGGCACACGGACAGCGCCTTCGGTGTGTTGTTGCAGGGCCATGAAGGCGGCGAGCAGGGCCTCGACATCGGCCTCGCCGGTTTCGGGGTTGATGAACTCCGCCGGGATCGCGGGTTTGACCCCGGCGGGCCGGGGCAGGGCGGGAGTGGTCATGGTCGGGTCCTTCCGGTTGGGAAACTTCGGGAACGACGGGGGAGAGCCGCAGGCCCCCTATCCGCCCGCCCGCCCCCGCACCACCAGGGCGAGGATGTGGCGGACAAGGGCGCGTTGGCCTTCCAGGTGGCGCAGGGCCTCCGGGCTGGCCTCGGGGCCGAGGGCGCGGTCGAGGGTCAGCGCGCGCAGGTGGCGCAGCGCCCGGTCGCCGTCACTGCCGGAAAACACACGGGCGAAGAGGAAACCCGTCTCGTTCTCCGGCGCGTCGGAACCGTCCTCGATCGCACCCCCGGCCCCCGGTTCGAGGCCGCTCCACCCCTCGCGCTCGGGCGCGGCGGGGATCATGCCGCGCCTCCCGCGCCGCCGGGCATCGCGGCGGCGGCAGGGGCGAGCGGGGGCGGAGCGGCCCCGGCGGTCGGTGGCGGGGCCGCGGCGGGTGTCACGCCCACCGGCACGGGGCCGGGAGGAGCGGACGGAACCGCGCCCTCGGGCGGCGTCTCGCGGATGAGTTCCGCGGGCACGCCAAGGGCGCGGCCCAACCAGCGGGCCGCCGCCACCGTGTCCACGGCCTGGGCCGCCTCGGGGCCAAGGCCGGCGACGGAGGTCAGCCAGGTCAGGGTGTTCTGGGCGTCGGATTGCGCCTGCGTGCGGGCCAGCGGCGACTGATAGGTCAGGTCCACCACGCGGCCGTCCACCCGCAAGTCCGGGATTTCGCCCCGGCGGCGCAGGATGGACAAGGCCCGCAGGATGAGCGGCGTCAAAAGCTCTGACTGCAAGCGTCCGTAGGTGGCGCCCAGAATGCGCGCCATCTCGGCGGACCGTTCCAGCACCTCGGTCGCCGTCATGGTGGGGGCGTCGGGCTGGCCCAGGCGGTCCACCAGCAGGGCGTGACGGATGCGCGCCCGCAGGTCGTCCAGCACCAGTTGGCTGACATCGAACCGCCCCGGCGCTTCCAGCGGCGTCAGGCCCGAGGACCCGACCGCCTTGGGAATGATCGCCCCCGGCACCAGCCGGATGTTGGCGGGGTTCAGCACGCCGTCGTCATCGGCCTGCCAGATGCCGGTGACGGAGATGCTGGCGTTCTTCAACACCAGTTCCACCACCTTGTTGGCGGTCTTGATGTCGGGCAGCGCCTTCATGACCGGGCTGCGGCCATAGGCTTCGCCGGGGGCCTTCAGCCATCGGAAGGTGATGAAGGGCGAGCGGGCGAAGCGGCCCTCGGCCAGCACCAGTGGGTCCGACGTACCGGGAGAGCCTTCCGGGTCCAGCAAGGCGGTGTAGACGAATCCGGCCCCGTCCGGCTCGGGCACGACCGCTTCCAGCACCGCGAACCGGGCGTCGGCGTCCGCGTCGGCGCGGGCGGTCAGGGCGTCGGGCAGGTCGGCGCGGGGAAAGCGTTCGTGCAAGGTGGGCAGGCTGGCGTCCGATCGGCGGAAGGTGGTGTCCAGGCGGCCCGATGCGCCTTCCTCCACCACCAGTTCCGACAGGGGAACGGCGGTGAAGCGGAAGGCGCTGGGGCTGCCAGGGGGCGCTTCCTCGAACAACAGGCTGGCGGTGCCCGCGATCACCAGATCCAGATAGGCTTGATGCATCTCGACGGCGAAATTGGCGCGGTCGAAGTGGCCGCGCGCGATCTCGGCGGTTTTTTCCAGGACCGGCGCGATGGCGTCGCGGTCGGTGGCGGCGATCTCCACCCCGGCGCTCAGGCCGAACCAGCGCGCCCACGGCGGCGTCAATTGCGCGAGCAGGCTGGCGGCCAACTGGTCCACGGCGTCCGGCGCGGTGCCGTCGAACAGGCGGTCGCCCCGTTTCGCGCCCTCGGCTCCACCCCCCGGCACCGCGCCGTCGCGGCTGGGCAGGGTGAAGTCATAGCATTCGCGCCAATGTCCTTCCCAGGCGCTGCGGCGCGACCGGGCGGCCCGGTAGCGGCGCAACAGGGCCTCGGTATCGACGGGCATGGATCATTCTCCCAACAAGGTCTTGCGGCGGCCGACCACGATCGGCGGCGGGCTGAGCACCCCGCGCCACGATGTCGCGATGGTGCTTTTGCGCGCGGCCTCGGCGCTGGTTCGGGTTTGCAGGGATTTGCGGCGTTCCTCTTCCGGTGTGGGCGGAGGCGCCGTTGGAGCGGGCGGTGGCGATGTTGGAGGCTTCGGAGTGGGCGAGGGGGGCGGAGTGGGCGTCGAGGGCGGTGGAGAAGGCGCGGACGGCGGCGTTCCCGATGAGGGCGGAGGTGCCGTTGGAGTGGGGGGCGCGCCCTTGGTGTCGGAAACGGCCCGCCCATCGGGGGTGATGGCCGTGGGCGGTGCGTAGACGCCGTTTTTGGCCCGCCAGGCGCGGTATTCGGCGGCGCTCATTTCCGTACCGTCGGCGAAGACGACGCGATACCAGTCCGGGCCGGGGTTTTTCATCCAGGACGGCGGCACGGGTTCGCCGGCGCCGTTGTCCACCCACACCGTCGGTTGAGGCGGTGGCGGCGTGGGTAAACGGTCACGCAAAGCTTGGCTGGGGGCGCCGGCGGGCAGGCCACCGCTGTTCATCAACTGCTCGAAATCGTCGAGAGTGTTGAGGGGCGGCAGGGATGAGTAACCTCCCATGGGCCGGGTCTCCTTTGGTGGGGCGGGCGGTGGGACATGAACTGCGGCCACGAAAAAGCCCGCCGGAGGGTGTCCGGCGGGCGCAGGTGTGGCGTTGACAAGGGGAGGTATGACGCATCTCAATCCCTATGTCAAGAATATTTTCTTTTATGTGGGGTTTCGATCCCATTGGCCGAGAGGGTCCGGTACAGTTGCCAGGGCGTGAAAACGTAGGGGAGGCGCAGGCCAAGCGCCCGCTTCACGGCCTCGACACAGGTATAGGGGCGCCAAGGGGCCAGGCGGCGGGGAGGTTCGGCGGCGTGCGTGGCGATGGCGGTGAGCCCGTGCGCGTGAAACCAGGGAGCCGGTTGCCAGGGCGCTGGTTGTTGAACCACCCGCAAGGCGGTGTAGTGAGACAAGGGGTCGATCAGAACCCAGCAGTCGCCCGACGCGATGAGGGCGAAGCAGTGGCGAAAGCCGGGCCGCAACACGCGCAACCACGGAATGTCGGTGTCGCCGCTGAACACGACCACGGCCGGGATGGTCATTCCACGATTCCTTTGGCGCGCAACACGGTGGTCATGCGGTCGAGAGCCTCTTCCCACAGGCGGTGGGCGTTGGCCTGATCGGGCACGCGGGGGTCGGGGGGCGTCATCGCCCGACCGTAGCTCGCCAGGGTGGAGAGGTGGCCGCGCTGAAGAACGCCGCGCCGGAGCAACGACAAGGCGGCGCAGCATACGTCGTCGGGATCGCAAGGGCGGCCGACGACTCCGGCGCCCGCGACGAAACGGGCGCCCTCGTCGCGGGCGATTTGGCATTGCCAGTACCAGAACCACGCATCCTCGGCGGAGCAAAAAAGCTCGGCGGGGCGGTCGATCAGCACGCGAACAGGGG